AGGCTTGAGTCGATAAGTCTCTTGAATTCAAGATAGTTTTCGTTAAGCCAGAAGAACGTCTGAGATGTTGCATTGTCGTCTGCTACAAGTGGACGTGCGCGATAAACTAACGCGTTGAAGCCACCTACACCAGTTGTCTTTGCACCAGATACTACAGAACCGTTTGGAGTTTTACCGTCGATGCGGTCATAACCCTGAAGTTGCATAGTTTCGTATCGTGCAGATACCATTGGCTGAATAAGACCTTCAATGTAAGTCCAGATAGTCTTAGTTGTAAGACCAATTGTTGGGCTTTCGCTTGAAGAACCAGCAGCACTTACGTTGTCGAATTCGCTTGATAGATAATCAAGAGTAATGATTCCGTTAGTAACAGCTGTTACGTCACCGTTGATAAATGCGTTACCGCTTCGAGTAACACCAGCATAGCTAGCGGTTGAAGTACCGTTATCTACGATGTTACCTAATCCGTCAAAGTCTTTTCCAGCACCAAGACCGTAGAAGATTTGACCAATGTTTTGCATAGCCGAGATTTTAGCTTCGTCCATACGAGTAGCAAGCAATCGAAGAACTTGTCGTTCGTTGTTTGCGTTTACAGCAGCTTCAATTCCAGGTACAACAACTGATTGCTCGTAAGCTGACACATACCATGTCATTAAACGAGTATTGTTTGTTGCAGCCGTAGGAAATGTATCCATGCCGCTGAATGAACCACCAGTTGTACTGTTTGCAGTCTCAATTGGTTGGTTTTCTGTTACTCCAAGCCATGTTCCAGGTTTGCTGAGAACACGAGCTAGGAAGATGTTACTGTTGTTGATCTGGTCAACAATCGAAGGTAATATCTTTTGATAGGTTATGTCTTGAACCCTATCGGTAAATACCATTCCAGCCATATATAGCTCCTTGTTAATTTATTTATCGCAAATAAAAAACAGCCCTGATTTAGGGGGCTGCTGTAATTGCCTAGTTACATTTTACATTACATAGTAACGAGTTGCAAGAGAGTTACTTTTTGCTCTTGTAACGACCAACCTCATCAAGCAGTTTTTGTACTGCTACCTTTGCGTCCAAGTAACGGTGTGGGTGTGTCATTAAAGGTAGTTTTTCACTAAGGTATATAGCTTCCTCGTCTGCAAGGTGCTTACCACGTTCTTCGATAATTGCTAGTATTGATAGTATCCAATTTAAATGTATGACTCTATCCTCTCTTTCTTTGCTTTAATTGCTTCATCTAGTGTATCAAAATAACCAACAAAAATTGATTTATTATTTACTTGCTTTCTAACCCTCCATTTACTTTTAATAGAAAAATAAGTTATGCCACTATGACCAGATTTATTATTAGAATATATGGATTTATTTTGTAAATTTTCCAATTTGGTAGTTGTTCTAAGATTTTCTTTACGATTGTCTAATCTATTTCTATTTATATGATCAGTTTCGTAATTATTAGGAGTTTTGTTTATAACTCTGTGCATAAATATAGAATGAAAAGTACCATTATCATCATACGAAGCACGTCTTGCATAACCATAATGATATTGCCATTTATAATTAGACAATTCTTTATAATCTTCATCATCAACTATTGCTTCATAACCCTTAGTTAATGGTATAGTTTTCATATTAAAATTCCATCGCGTCTATTTCAGCTAGTAGATCGCGTGTAGTTGTTCCAGCTCGTACACTAGGTTTAACAATGTTTGGTTCGTAAGCTCCAGCGCTGTTGCTAGACTTTTTTGCAATAGTCTTACGTGCGCTATCTTCTTTACGGACATTACTTTGTCGTTCAGCTCGTGCTTGCTGTGCTGTGTAAATATCATAGGCTTCTTTAAAACCAACAAACCTAAATGGTTGACCCTTTTGTGCTTGCTCTAAATAACCAGAGTTGCGTGTTTCCATAAGGTCAAGAACTGCTTGCATTTCAACTGCTGCTGGGTCTTTCTCAAAGTTAGGGCTGTCAATTGGAGTTCTAAACTTTGGGAATATACCTTCACGCTGCAACTCAGCTACGTCACTACGCACGCTTGCATTAACCTTTTCTTGGAACTCAGTGCCTTGTCGTTGCGTTTCTTGTGTCTTGTACTGGTTCTGTAAATCACGTGCGTTAAGTTCTTGTGCAGCTACATTTTGGTTAAAGATAATCTCTTCACGCTTGTTAGCAAACTCAAAATCTGCTGGTAGCTGTGATGGTACTTTAATCGTGTAGTATTTGCCGTCAGCCGCCTGAACATTGATGTCAGGTAGGTTATTAAATATGTATGCTTGTTCTGGGGATAGATTAGTAGCCGCTTCCTTAGGTTGTTCTACCTTAGGTTCTTTGTATACTTCCTCTTCCTCATCAGCAACTATATCGTCAGCTGTGTATTCTTCACCATCTGCTTCTTCGCTAGTTTCTGCAGTCTCATCTGCTTCAGATTCTGCAGCTTCGTCAGCTTCTTTTGTTTCTGTAGTTGTGTCATTCGTTTCAACTGCTTCTTCTTCAGCTGTGCTTTCGTCCACATCTTTAACAACCTCCTGATTAGTTGGTTCTGTTTCGGCAAGTGCCTGCTCTACAATGCTATCGAGTGTAGGGTTCATGGGCTAAACTCCTTGTTATATGTCTGTATTATACCACAGGTAGTTGAGAGGGGTTTTGTGGAGCTGCTGCGCCAGGATTAGCCATATTAGGTAGGCCAGTTCCAGCTTGTGGTGCAGGTATTCCGCCAGTTAAACCACCAGGCATAGCTCCGCCAGGTGCGCCTTGTTGTAGTGCGCTAACGGGTAAGGCACCAGGAGGTAATTGTCCAGGTGCGCCAGGTGCAGGCATTCCACCAGGAGCAGGCATTCCACCAGGAGCAGGTGCGCCACCAGGTGCCATTGAACCAGGTTGTCCTTGTCCCATTTGTGTCTGTGGGTTAAACGGCTGAAGTGGTGGGAATGGTTTGCTTGGGTCTAATGCTTCAACGCCTTGAGATTGTGTAGCTTGGTCTAGTGCGTAACGTCGTTCTACGTTATCAAGTACCTTCTTAACAAACTTGAGTAATCGGTTCTGTTTCTTAGCGTCTGCGTCAAGGAATTCATCAGTAAGCATGAGCTTACGCATTGTAAGTACATATTCTTTAGAGCGGTCAGTAAAGTCTTTAACATCAACACCGTTCATAATCTTAGTAAAGTCAACAAATGCTCGACCATCGGATACTTGATCCATAGCGTCACGTGCCATGCCCATTGGGTCAGCCTTTTCTTTAGCATAGTTGTCGTATCGGTTCTGTGCGCCTTCAAGGTGTAGGTCTTTGTATGCGTCAAGGATAGATATTTTATCCATCTTGAGTAGTTGTAGTGCAATAGCTTCTTGTCGTGCCTTGTCTGAACCAGCACCAATGCCAGCCTTAACATTGACAGCTAGGCCATCTTCAATCATATCTCGGTTAATAGTAATGTAATCGAAGTCACCATCGCCACCGTTATATACAAAGAAGTGGTCTTTGTCATACCAAACTGCCATCATCTGTACGAGCTGGTTGTAGTATTCGTTTAGGAAATTATGGATACCACGAAGTATCAAGTCTTGTCGGCCACTAGCTTGGTTCTTCTTCATCATTGATTGGCCAAGTGAGCCTTCGCCCTGTGTGCCATCTTCCGTACCAGTAAACTCTGTTGGAGTTCCCATGATAGTTAAGATTTGTGTTCGAGCGTCTACCTTGTCGTTAATAACCCATGCTGGTAGGTCGTGTGGTGGTACTTGATACACAAGTTGTTCAACAGATTGGCCACCAGTCTTAATGAGTAGCTTCTGGTTTGGATCGCCTGTCCAGTTCTGCAAGTCATCTTTGGTTAGTCCTGATGAGGTAGATATAACAAGTGTGCCGTTAGCTTTGTCAGCGTTCTCAGTAATCTGTCGTGTTCGCTTGTTGAGGATTTCCTGCATTGGGCTAGCTTGCTCAATAGGTGTAGTTATGTCGATAAGGTGCTGGCCATCGTTTATGTAGTTTAGGAATGTAAATGGTTTCTTGTGAGTGCGTAGGAAGTTCTTACCTTTAGCATAGTTCCAGTTAGGGTCTTTGTACTTACCGAGAACTAAGTCACCAAAGTACGTTACACACGCTTCGATAGGTTCGCCATTCTTGTAATATGTTAACCATACACGTCGTACAGCTATAACCTTAGTCATTTGTTTTGGAGTACCACGCTGGATACCGAGCTTATCA